AATAAAAATCTCCCGAACAGTTATGTGTGTTCGGGAGATTTTGTTTTACGGATTGTGTTTGGTTAAATATTTAACATCAACGGCACCGGTGATGGGGCCATCGGGAACTGTGGAAATTACCGCTCTGTTGTTGTTTAATTCTCTGACATAGAGTAAATTTTTATAAACAAAGTCAGCAAATTTACTGTTTGTACCGTAAATTACCGCATCGGCTGATAACCTGACAAGATCGCCGCCTTTAATAACGTTGTTCTTAGAGGGAGATGTTTTCTTAGAAAGAAAAGCGTCAACAGCCGATTGAACCTCGTTGTAGTCATAACCTGCATCGGTAAGCTTGTTTTTTCTGTCATTACCATTACCCCATTTTCCTGCAATAACTTCCTGTACAAGCTCTCCTACCGATTTGCGGGGCGTTGCTGAAACAGGGGGGGCATTTTGCGATAAATCTGAAAAGCCGTTAAGGTTTTTTTCTTTGATCAGCTTTGGAAAATCAGAATACATATAGTTTTGGTCGCATACAACTCCTGCAATCGTATTTGAGCGTAAGAGGTTTGTGTCTCCGCCGAACTGCCAAAAGCCCAAAATGTCTTTGTTTTTGTATGTACACTCTTTAGACCATTGAGCGACCCAGTGTGTATATTTTTCAAGCTCTTTGTCATTCATATGCTTTGAGAAAGCATATACGCTTGAGTATATACCTACCCAGTATCCTTTATTTTCGAGGTAACTACACCAGCTTTTTATGATGTCGGTAACCTTGTCTTTATTTAAGCTGAGCATTTCTTCATGCTCAACGTCGATAAAAACAGGAAGCTCAAACTGTCTGGACTGAAGAATGTTTTTAAAAAAGTAATCAGCTTCAGAGATTGCATCCTCCGTGGTAACGGCTTTGCTGAACCAATATACTCCAACGGGGATATTAAGTTTTTTGGAGGTATTGTAATTTTCTTCGAATTTGCTATCTGTATATAGGCCGTCATCTCCTCCTCCGCCTTTTAAGATAATGAATGAAACACCTTCTTTGACAGCGGCGGACAAGTTAAAATCTCCCTGCCATCTGGAGATGTCTATTCCAAATTTTTTCATCTGAATCTACTCCTTTTTATTCTTTAAAATCAGTCATATGCGTGTAATTTGAATTAGAGAGATTTTCCGCATCCACAAGGCCTTCTCCAAGTATGTATGCAATACAGGAAGCTCCTGACATAATTATTCCGGCAACCTGAGAAGCGGTATCTTTAGAAATGCCAAAAGCAATCATGAGCGGAGTAGTGAACCCCACTATAGCCATCCAAAATTTTCTGCTTGTAAGCTTTCTTTTCCAATTTATTTTCATATAGACAACACCTTTCAAAAAGTTATTTGTGATATAATTCAAGGTCGGATATACGGTGATTAACAACCTTGATATCTTCGTCGATGATTGCGGTGTGTTTTTCGAGGCTGTAAACACGGTCAATAACCTTGTTATGTTTGTCAACCTTTTTTTCGAGCTGTTCGATTCTGTAATTCATCAGCTTTGAGTTGATCATTATACCGGCAAGTGTGCCTAAAAAGCTTCCTAAAACACCGGTAAGTGACATAAAGAGCTCGGGATTCATATGATCACCTCGATCGAATAAGGTATAAAGGAATGTCGTTTTGTTGTTTTATTGTTTTTGTTGTATGTATATGCCATATCAGTCTCCTGTATATCATTATATTATAGTGTTTTGCTTGATATTTTGTTACTTTTTCTTTGCATCAAAATAAGCATCGACATATGATTTTTCTATACCCATAGCGAGAGCTTTGTTTCTGACCATTTCATCACTGTCATAGTTCATATCAAGAGCTGCCAATGCATCATACTCTCCGTATTTGCCAAGAATTACATATATTTCATCTTCGCGCAACGTTTCTTTATTGTTGTTTTTGGATTCTGCTATAGCTTGAGAGTTTTTGCTTGCATCAAGCAAAAGATCATAGAAACGATAAAAGTTGTCAGTAGCGTCAGCTTCTTTTTTGTATGCAAGCTCGCTGTCAAACATTTCTTTATCAAGGTTTGCCGAATAATATTTATAGGCATCTTCCCATTCGCCTTCCTGAATAGCAATATCGTTTTTATATTCATTTAGGTAAAGATCGCGCAGTGAATCGACTTCGCTGGAATAAATGTCGTATTGATCCAAATATCTATCGTACTCGGTTTTATCCTTGTTTGACAAATAACTAAGCTTGTTTTCAAGTCTGTCAAGCTCGGATTCGTAACGGGAATAGGCTGCAGAGTAGAGTTCGGGAATGACTTCGTTCAGCTGTTCCATATACTGATTATATGAATTCATACCTGCTGTCAAAGCGTATGAATTACCATATCCACTTGTAAGAGAAGATACGTTACCGACAGTATCTTCCATAGCCTTTTTGCCGTTTGACTGATATATCTGCTTATATTGAATATACGCAGGGTCATTTGAGGCATCGTAGGAAAAATCACCGTAATTGAAATACTTATCCTGCGTTTTTGATAAAAGTTCAGAGTCGGAATAAGAATAGTCGTTGGGCTTATTTGTGTTTTTGTACGTATTATATTTTTCAAAGGCATCTTTGACTTTTTTACTTTCTTTATATTTGTTTGTTAAGTTATAAGCGTTTGACAAAATATCACCTCTTTATCAAATAATTATTTATCGAGCATAAATGAAATTCCTTCAATATATTTGGGAGAAAAGGAAATATTAAATAATTCTTTAGGAGAAATTTTTTTAATATTTATATCGATAATCTTTTCATTTAATTCTGTAATTTCTTTGAGATAATCTTCCTCATGGCCGTAGATGATAGATGACTTTTCAGTGCTTTGCGTATCGGTATTATCAGAGCCTTTGGTGAGATGCTTATTGTCTATTTCTTCTTTTTGTAAAAAATATTTACTTAAGAATTTATCAATCAATAAGATGTTATCGCTGATTGCAAGGGCAGCAGAAAAGGGAATATTATCTTTTTCATATAGATATTTTAAAGAGTTTACCGATTTTAGAATGTCTTTGTTTTTTAATTTCATATGACGCTCCTGATGGTTTAAATTATAGATTTATCGTACCTACAACAGTTCCGGATCCATTAAGAACAGATAAACTGTATGACGAGCCGTTTCTGTTTAAAGCAAAAGAGAAAGCGCTGTTTCCGGTGCCTGTATCAAAGGTGAGTATGTTAGCGTTGTTAATAAAAAGTCGGCAATTTATATCAGGCGAAGAAATACAGAGCTCTTTACCGATTCTTGTTCCCATATAATTATTCAAAAGATCAAGTCTTTTGTTTGAATCTGTTGTGATTTTGTCGGCAGAAACAGTGCCGTTGGCAATATAATCGCCATTCATAAAGCAGGTACCGTCTTTTGAAATAGAAAATGATACATCACCGAAAACGTCATAGGCTTTGATCCAGTAATTATCCTCTGATTCGGCTGAATTAAAAAAGATAGAACCCATGCCGTTCAAGTTACTTGAGATGGAGGTTGGAGAAAGATACCAACCACCTATTCTGACGGACAACGCGGATAGGTCGTTTACAGAAAGCTTGTCTGCGGAAATAGAGCCGGTTTTTATATTGCTTCCGTTGATGGTTGTGTTTCCTGATTTTTCGAGATCAGAGAATTTTACGTAACCGGTTATATTGATAGTATCAGAAATTAACGATGCGGCATAACTCGTAAGAGAAAAGTCGGTTGATGAATTTGAGTCTTGTATAAGCCAGTTGATTTTGTCAGCTGTTTGGCTGACTTTTGATAATTTATCATCAAGTAAGACAGTTGTTTCTTTTGTGAGGTTTGCTGTTTGATATGCCGTGTTTATTGTGTCTGATAGATTATCAGAGAGATTATCGTCTTCAATATTCACCATCATATATTGAAGCTGATTATGTAGTGTTTCAAGATAACCTTTAATTTTATTATAATTTTGCTTGTCGGAAATATCCGAAAGAGAGGGGAGTGTGATATTGAGCTGCATTATACCACCTCTCCTGCATTTTCAATAACTTTAGTTATAGAGTATAGCTTGAAGTTTCCTTTTCCTGCAAATTTCAGCCTGAAATGGTCGCATCGAGGAGGAAGAATATGCAGTGTTCTAGAGGTAAGCTTAGTGGTTGTCAAAGTTTCGAACAGCTCCCAATTCTGTTCCGAGTCAGTTTGTACATAGATAGAAAACGAGCTATCCTTATCTATTTCAACACGAACTTTAAGCTTGTTTAGATATTTACAATCATCAAATGAAAGCCCGATAAGTCCGCTTTCTGCATACCAATCAAAATTATTTTCAATTTTCATTGAGCTTGAGAAAAATGATTGACATTTTTCAGGGATTTCCGATGAGAATAAAAGTTCAAGCGTATATTTGTTTTCAAAACGCTTAATGCCCAAAATATTGTTATCATATTTTGAAAGGAATAAATAATTTGAGCTATCGTGTCTGTGCCATATTTCTCTAATAAAATCATAAACGTATAATTGCCTGTTTTGGTTTTTATCAGTCATGCAAACAAAGTACATATTTTTGCCAACTGAAGCGACAGCATCTGTAAATTTATCAAACCCCAAGGCTCTTGAGATAAATACGGGAGAGCTTCCCGAATATGAATAGATACCTTCGTTGGAATGGTAGAACAGAGAACCGTTGCAGATACATAGAGAGGGGTAAGAGCCTTTTTTAATTCCGGGATAATTATCATTATAAAGGGTAAAGTTTGATGGTTTGGTGCCGTGCAAACGGTGGATACTGTTTTCTTTAAAGAAAAGAACATTGCCCATATATGAAGCAATACCCGTAAACTCACCCTCGCTTCCGCATGAAGCTGAATAGCTGTCGGTAGATAATCCCTGATATACGTTCCAGTTTGTTGGGTCTCCCAACTTTGAAGCGTATATTTCATTAACAAACTCACCTTGTTTGTTAAGTCCGTAACGGCACCCAAACAGTCTGTTTTGATGTTCGCAAACAAAGTCCATAACGGGAACCGAGCGTTCAATGGAGTAAGATTCTTTAGTCCCCAATGAAATTTCAGTGTATCTATCAATATATCCGGAAATATATATTATACTTTCTTCAACGCCCGCAATTATATGCTGACCGTCAATTCCGTCCCCAATACCCCTGATTTCAACTCCATCACCAACTTTAATACCTTCATGTATATGGTCTGCCATTATGCAGATATGCGTAGGGACAATATCACTCCAGGTGTTAGATTGCGACGAGTATATAAACATTTTATTGGGGATTGAGGAAATATCAAGCCAAAGCATACTGTCAGTAGGATTTTGGGGCTGTGTATCACTGATAAAGGGGTAAGACATACCAAGTATGCAAGGATAAACACATATATCGACTTGATTAAAGGATGTCAGGCAATTAAGGTATCCCTTTTCTTTACAGACACCGTTTTCGTTAAGTGTCATTGTGTCAATATAATAGTTGTCAGGGAAAACAATAATATTGCTTCCCATTGACACAATTTGCTTTTTGCTGGTGGTGTCAAGTCCGGAGAATTGAAGTACGTTGTTATAATACAGCGAACTTCCGAGAACAAAGGTAATGCCGTTGGTTGTGTGAAGGGCAGAGGGGACGTTGTTCAGTGTGGTAAGAGTTACCCTTTTTTCTCTTGTTGAAACAAGAGGGAAGTTTGCTGAGGTTGTGTTTTGCGTATCAAAGAAGAGATTTTCAATACCTACAGCATTTTTATCAATACCACCAAATGTTGAAATTGTGTTTTCTGAAAGTTTATAGGGTTTTAATTTTGGGAAAAACATTTTACACCCCCTATTAAATTAGATGGATTAAGCATTGAAATAATATGTTTTTTTAATAGGCATGTTATTTCTGTTGTAATAGTTTTCAAAATCGCGATATGCTGTTGAATAAAGTACAACGTCATTGTTGTATCTTGAGATATCGGAGAGATAAAGGTCTTTTTTAATGGTAAGAAAACGCAAGTATATATCAGAAAACGGTTCGGGGACAAGCAGAACTGTATTGTCGTCGGTTTGCGTTGTGTAACCGCTAAATGAAAGGGGTGTTTTTGTTTCGTGAGTAAGAATTATGTCGTTATAGATTGCAGAGTCAAGTAATGATACCCACTCGATTTTAATATCGTCAGGAATATTATTTTTTGATTCTCTGTCAAACTTTGAAATAGCCTCTCTTAATGTCATAAGGCACCTCATTTACATACAGTTCTTTTATATTTTTCTGCCATTTCATCAGCTATCATAGAGTTTTGAATTGCTTCAGCAAAGTATCTTTCGACAAAAAACTGTTTGCCTGTAGGAATAGTTTTGTATTTTCCGTTTACAGAAACGGTACGTACATCATCTTCTTTATATCTTTTGGGAATAAAGATCGGAACCAATTCGTTGAGAACATTCTGTTTATCTTTTATTGTGTTTTTCATAAAAAAACTCCTTTATATAAATATTAAATATTAAGCAAAAAACAGTTGTATTTTATAATATATAAGGGGGACTTCTTGGTTAGAAGAAGCCCCCGATTTTGTTAGTTATTAGTTAGCTTCTTTGATGTCATAAGAGAATGAAGAGCAAGATTCAACACGAAGAATGTATTCGTCAGCAAGGATTGCAGCTGCCATAAATGCCTTCCAACCGATAGAGCTTCTCTGGTTAAGAGGGTCATTTCCGTAGCCTCTCTGCTTAACGATATGTTCGATAGTGCCGGAACCATTTATATCGATAATGCCGTAAGCGTCACGGCCGAGGAACAATGTGGAGTAGGTTGCAATTCCGAATCTACCGCCTTCGCCTGCATAAAGATATAAATTTGTATAATCCTCATCACCGAGCTTGTTTTCTATAAACAAGATGTTGCTTGAAATATTAGCTCCGACTACCTTGTATGCTGTAAAGCTTTCATAAGCAGGATTATTCAACTGAATCAATCTGCCTACAATGTCAGAGTCGAACTTTCCTTCGACAGTAATCTGATATGGTGTAGTAATTCCGCAACCGTCAGAAACTGAATTTGTACCGTTGTTCGTGTACGATTTGATTTTAAGATGTCCAACGTTTTCATCAAGAAGCTTACCATAATTGATCTTAGCCTCGGAAGATTCGACAAATCTTACGCCGCCCAATGTACCAACTTCACCGTTGAGAATGTTTTCGGGGTCAGCATATTTCTTAATGTCGATCCACGCGTCGCCTGACTGCTGCATGAGGTCGAATGCTACGTGAGGATGTATAATAGCTACATACTTACCGTCAATAGTAGGAACGTTGAGTGCTTTTAACTGAGCAGCTGCTTTGAATACGTCTACGACGCGGAGTCTTGAACCGTAGTCGAGATATGATCGAGAATAAACTTCTTCCATGTATTCTCCCATATTATTGGGACAGTAGTATACGTTAGTGCCTGTCTGAAGAACGTCACGAACAACAGTATCGAGAGTTCTGCCTGCCTGATCGGCAAGAAGCTTTGTAGCTTCAATAACAGTGTTGTCGATTGAAGTTGTTTCAATAAGGTCTGTCTGTTCAATATAATCGCCGTACTGATTGAGTGTGGCAGTGAGCGGAACAACAGTCATCTTTGAGCCTGCAGGAGTAATACCTTCTGTTATTGTGTTTGCGTTCTTAGCCAAGGGCTTCATTTTGCGGAATTCGATCGTTCTGCCGCCGTGAGGGGGGATTGAACGCTTCTGACCAAACTGCATATGAACGAGGTTGGGGGAAGCGAGTTCCAAAAGTGTTTTATCGTAGAATGTTTTCATTTCGGCAGAAAGGCCGCCACCGTTATAATTTTCGGTAGTACCGGAGTTGGCGTTAATAAAACCTTCTGTGCCGTGAACTATACTGTTTGCTCCGTAAGAGGTTGTGTTTCCCATAGATAATGATCTCCTTTTCTAAAAAATAAAGTTTAATAGGCAGGAATTTTTTAGTTAGCAGGTCAAATTAAAATTTTATTTTAGAACCGTTTTCGACCTGCTTAAGAATGGAGCGTATCTCGTCTCCGGTAAGAGTAGATACGTCAGTTTTACGGACTATTCCCGCGCCGTTATGGAGTCCGTTTTCGGCAACGCGACTGCCCTGAGCACGAATACTTTTGAGAGTTTGCTCGGCGACCCTTTTTGCAGTTCCGGATACTGCATTTTTAATGATCTCATCCGAGTGAGCCGCTGTATATGCTTTTCTTACAGACATACCGTTTTTTAAAAGCGAGGAAAAAACAGGATTTTTAAGTTCGGTTTTGAAATCGAAATCAGGGAAAATGCTTTTTAAGCTATCTCCCTCGGCAGTCCATTTGTCGTGAAGCATTTTTGCTTTGTTTGCAATATAGCGGTTTCTCATGTGTAGTTCGTTTTTTTCAGCATTACCCATTTCATTAGGCTTGTCAGCAAGAGCATCGTTCTGCATTTTTTTGAGAAGAGTATCCGTATCAGAAGAGTCAATTCCATATTTTTTGGAGAGAAAATCGAGTACAGGCTGCTGTTTTGCCTGTGCTTCTTCAAGGGATTTCAAGTTTTTAAAACGCTTGTCAATAATGCCCTGTGTTCTTTTTTTGAAAGCGTTTTCATACTTTCCGCCCTTAATAAGCTTTTCGAACTCTTCTTCAAGCTGATTGTCGTCCAAGTTGTTGTCGACAGAAGCTGAGTTAGATATTTCTTGTGTTTGCGGTGATGCGGCACCATTTGAATTAGAAGGATCCTCGACAGAGAGTTCCTCTGATGCAAAAAACTGAAGAGAAATTTTAATGGGTAAAAGTGTTTTTTTCATAACATCGTTCCTTTCCGAAGTGTCAGAGTGTTGTTTTAACTCGTGTGATATTATACTATAAAATCTGTTTTATCTCTCCCCGTAAGGTCAGTTAGATGACAAGTTGAGTGGGGAGAGAAGATAAAATCGGCGAATAAAAATGGATGCTTATAGAAATAAGTATCCATTTTTTGTTGTACTATCTCGGCGTACTCAAATTAGCCGCTCTCTGTCTTGATTTTTCTATTCTTGACAGACTTTTTTTAGTGTTAGCGTATTTTTTTGCAGATGAATTAGACTGAGAGAACGAAGAGTGGGTGTATTTTTTAGCAAACCCATCGTACAAACCGTTTAACTCGGGATGGTCTTTTTCAACTATAGAGGCAAGCTCAAGAAGCTTTGAATATATTTCCGAATAATTGGAATAGATAGTGCTTTTTTCGTTTATTTTTTCTGCAATAATATTTTTGCCGTCAAACTCCATCATATCAAGACAAGCCAACGCCTGATCAGCTTGCGCAGGATTGAAGAATCCAAGTCTGTAAAATTCTTTAGCCAATTCGTTTTGCGAAAGCTTAGTAAACGCAGATTGTTTTTGAGCTTTAACCTTGATATCGAAGATGGGCAAACGATTTCCTAAATCAACCCCGAATGAAGAGCCCATAGAACGAGGCAAAAGAGTTTCATTACTGTATGAAACAAATTCATATTCACCGTTATCTCCTGTGATTCTGAAGCATCTCGGCAAATCGTAGAATTGTCTGATAAGCTCAATTAAGAGATTATTGATTTTAACAAATATCCTGTATGAGCCTTTTATCATATCTCTTGATAATTTGCTTCCTGCTTCCTGAAGTGCGGCGATTGCCGATGCGGCTGTAACGCCTGATGCAGTATTACCGCGTGTAAAATCGGAGTTTCCCGTGGTTTCTTTAAGCTCGTTTATTTTATTATCAATAAAGGATACGTAAAGAGGAGATATACCGGAAACTTTGATAGGAGTCATGCTGTCATTAGGGTTACCGGAACCTGTATAATGCACTATAGGATTGCTCCAGTCGGCAAATTCTTTTTCGTTTATAGAACCATCGCCTCTAGCAAAATAACGAACAGTTGAAGACATTCTTATGTTTTCGCAAACTGAAGCGCTCATAAGATCGATCTGCGTTTGAGTATCTTTCATTATGTCAATAAATCCGAATCCGCAAGGCGTACCTTGTTCGTTAAAGAGCTTATCAAAGACAAAGGGATAAAGCCCGTGATCATAGTAGCCTTTGTTGTAAAGATCGATGTCGTTTTCCGAGGAATAGAGGATCTCGTCAGCACAGAACTTGCAAAGATGAAGAACTGTTTTTCCGTTGTTGTTGACTTTGTAGTACCAGTCGATAACGGGAGTTTTATTGCTTGTGTCAACAGCATCATCGTAGTGGTATTTGGTAACGTTGAAGCCGTTGGTTCCAAGCTTGCCGTGAAGGGAAGGATATTTCGCTTCAAGCTCGTCGTTGTTGAAAAGTTCAACGTGAAAGAGATTGGGAGATTTTTGAATATCAGATACTCCGGGTTCCCAAAAAAGATTTAAAATATCACATCTTTTGATTGCAATATCTCCGGTGCCGTTGTTAAGAGAGGGATCCCAGAATATGCCGTATACACCTGTTCCGCCTTTTAACTTGTCATACCAAACATCAGAATAGATTTCCTCGAAGGAGTTTTGCTCAAGTATAACGGGAAGGATTTCGGTGAGCTGTTTTGCGGCATCGGAGTCGCTTTTTTCTCTGGGGAGAACAATGCTTTCAGGACAGTTATCCATAACGTCAGCGTGCTTGTTTGCAATAGCGTTAAAAAGCCACGCGGAAGCAGGATTGTATTTACGGTTTCTATCGCGTATCTGTTCCCAATGGCGCATTTTCCACCAGAGCTCGTTTTCTGTAACCCTTCTTTCAAGATTGGTTTTTCCCGCTTTATAATTTTTTAAAAGCGAGTATGCTTTATCAATAGAGCTTTTGTTGATTTTATCGGGAGAATAATCGGGATCGAAAAGCCCGTTCGAATTTTTTTCAAGATAGATTGATGAAACAAGTTTTTTGTCCGGAATTTTTTTGTTGTGTTTTTTCTTCATAGACTTTCTCCATTTCTGAATAATAAAGCTTATACATAGCTGTATTTTCTGTAATTTTGAGTGTTTAGCAGGTTTAGCGGGTCGGCAGCAGCGTATTGGGTAATGATATGCTTTTGTGGTTTTATAGGTTTTGACATACAGAAATAACGGAACGAATCGGCAAAGTGATCTTCTTGAGAGGTATCAAGATCTTCAGGGTGGGTTTTGCTGAACTGTAAAAGAGGGAGCGTTCTGATGGCGTGCTTGCAGGTGTTGAAAAAGTAGACCATAGGCTTCCCATCGTTATCAAAGGCGAGCCTGTAATGGACTTGCATCCAACCTGGAATTCTACTGTTGTCAGCTTTTTGAAAAAAGACTTGATGCCTGTCCGCTGCGGCAATAATAGGTTCACCGCCGTCTTCACTCCATATAGACGGATCAGCTACACCGGTAATTGATTTGCCTTTAAGCCATCTGTGTTCTGATTCGATTCTGTGAATTTCTGCAAATACCTTTTCGGCATGCCATTTTAATCCCTCGTTAGGCACCCCGTTGCTTCCGTAAAAATGCAAAATAAGATATGCCCGCCCTTCATAGTCAATAGCCCACCACGAGCAGTCAAAAGGTTTTGCGAATCCCCAGTCAAAGCTTCGAACGATATTCCATTCGGGCGGAACTTCGAAGGGTTCTATAACGTTGGTGAAACGTCGATCATCGTAATGCTCGGGAGCATCGATAAAATCTTCAAAGAATTGTCCCTCAAATATATTCCAGTCACCGTCAAGCCAGGCTTTTCTAAGCTTTGGAGGCAGTGAGGAAAGCTGTTTTGCGTAGTCGGGATTTGAATCCATAAGAGCTTTGTTGTCGCTGACAAGAGAGCGTATAAAGCTATAATCGTTCGGGTCTTCGCCGTCTTTGTATACTCGATCGATAAATAATCGTTTTACCCACGAATGACCGACACCGCCGGGGTTACAGGTGAGGTATACTCTTTTTGGAAAGCTGTTTACACCTCTGACGGTAACTTTTAACTCATCAAACCATTCTTCCTTAAGCTGAGTAGCCTCATCAATAAAAATAACGTCCCACTCAGACCCTTGGTATTGAGTGAGATCAGCTTGGCAGGCGCAGTAGCCGAAGCGAATAAGAGAATTGTTTTTGAATATAAGCTCTTTTTTTGAATCATTGTATGAGGCAAGTCCTTTTGTAGTCTCTATGAGAGGAGTAATGTGGTTGTTGCGAAGCTCGGGGATCGTTTTTCTGATAATAAGTAGTTTTATGCCCGAATATTTAAGCGCAAGTAAAACAGCTTTGACTCTGACAGCCCAGGATTTGCCGCCGCCTCTTGCTCCGCCGAATGCGACAAAGCGATGCCTGTCAAGAAGGAACTCAGCTTGCTTAGGATTGGGAATACCTAAAGAAATATGCTTCAAGATATCACCTCACATACAGTATTTCTCCGCATCGTTTTCAAGTATGACTCGAATCTCGTTTTCTGATGTAATAGTGGCGGGATTTTTTCTTTGCTCGTATTCAAGCTGTTTTTGTTCGGTGAGAATTGGGAGGAGAAAGATGTTTTGTTTGATGTTAATGGCTTCTTTGAGTGTGGAAGTAAGCTCTTTAAGGGTTTTTGTATCAACGTCTCCGTTTACGGCGGATGCTTCTGATACGGATATGAAAGCGTTTTCGATAATAGACTCTAAGGTGTCTGAAGAGCGCGCTAATTTTGAAACGTCAAGCGTGGGCATATCAGGCGAGGTGTTATATTGCTTTCTTTTTTGAACCCAGTTATTGTCTTTTGCGTACCTTGCAAGTAATCTTAAGGGAATGTTGTATTTACTTGCTAAGGCTGCGTAGGAGAGATTGGATGAGATGTATTCATCCTCGGCTTTTTCGTAGTCTAAAATAATGTTGATCAC